CGAGCTAGTCGGCTTGGATGCGGGCTTCTTCGCTGTGCGCTTCTTGGGCTCCTCGACCGGCTCTAGTGCCTCGATGATTTCCTCGGCCTGGATGTCGCTCACGGTGTCTCCTCGGGTGCTGCTGGGGGAATGAATTGGTCGATGGTGGCGTGGTAGGTCCAGCCTATGCCTGGGTATGCGCCTCTGAATGAGCCGCTGTAGGAGCATTGCAGCCATGTACCGTCTAGGCCAAGTGAGGCTTGGAAAGCCTGGCCGAGTGGCTCTGAGTCGGGAAAGTTGCCCCCGTCAATGTCAACATTTTTGATGACCTGTACTTCTAGAACGGTATTGCTTTCGTCTATGCGTGCAAAATGTGCCATTAGACCGCCACCCTAACTATGACTATTCCTGATCCACCTGCGCCGCCTGTACCGGCTGATGCGGCACCGGCGCCGCCGCCGCCGCCGCCAGTGTTTACAGTGCCAGCCGTGGCGGTTCCTGATTGTGCTGCTGCGCCGCCGCCGCCTGCGCCGCCTGCGCCTGAGGATGACGAACCACTTGCTCCGCCGCCACCGCCGTAAGTTGTCGATACGTTTGTGATGCTGTTTGCGATACCTGCGCCTCCTGCGCCTCCTGCGCCGCCTACGGCGTTTGCCCCGACGGCACCTGCGCCACCGCCGCCTGATCCTCCGGTGGTCGTCGGGTTGCCTCCCGCGTTTCCTTGGCCTGTGGTTCCTGCACCCTTGGTTCCGCCAGTTGAGCCATCGGCTCCACCGCCTCCACCAGAGCCACCGTTAGAGGCTTTTCCTGTATATGATCCGCCGCCGCCAGCAATTCCATACAACGCGCCGACTGAACTTGCACTTCCGTTCATGGCCGACAGGTTGTCGCTGGCTCCTGGGGCTCCTGCCCCGATAGTCACAGTTATGGTCGACGCTGGCAGATAGACGGAAGTCGCATATAGGACGCCTCCACCGCCGCCGCCGCCTGCATACCTGGTGCCTCCCGTTGTTCCGGCACCTGCACCACCGCCGCCGATAACGAGGATGTCCGCGAGTCCAGCGCGGTCGATCACCAGCGAGCCGTTGCCCGTAAAGGTTACGTACTTGTAGCCCGTGTACGTGCCGGTCGCCACATTGGTGAAATTGGCCGCGCCGACACTACCTCCGAAAGGGAGGCACCACCACACCGCTGCCGCCGAGTCGTACGTGAGCGTGACGCCTGTGTATTGCGCCGTGATGGAGTTAACGGTGCCTGTAACGGTTCCGCCGGTAAAGGTGACCGCGCCCGTGTTGACGCTGAACACGCTGACGCGCATACCGTTGACTAGGCTGCTCGAGGGCAACGTGATGACGGTCGCTGAGGCCGAGTTCATGGCGATAGTCGTGCCGGCCAGAATGTCGGCCACCGTGACTGTGTATGACGCGGTTTTCTTTGACATCGAGCCCGAGGCCACGACGTCGACGCGGTTAGCTAGGGCCAGGGAGGCCGTGGGGTAGTTGGCTACGAGATCCGTCGAGGTGACGTAGGTCGTGCCTCCTGTAGTGGTTGCCATGCTTTGCCTCCTAGGCGGCTATTAGGTCGTCGGCGGTAACTACGTTGTACCAGATTAGGGTCGGATCTACGCTGCCCCATTGTAGCGTCGGGGAGACGTCTTCCCAGGTAACCGTCTGGTACGAGTATCGGGGGTCTGAGATGGATAGGGTCAGGATGTGCTGCCCGGGCGTGTAGGTCTCGGACCAGCCTTCGACCAGGCCTAGAAACTGCTCGAATGGGGCAGGCTGAGGCAGGTCATTAACTAGGACGCTCGAGCCCGAGATAAGCGCGAGTACCTGATCCCGCTCGGGAACTGTCAGCTGATCGACGTAAATCGAGATATTGCCCAGATTCCACAATGGGAGAGCCTGGGCTAGAAGAATCGCGTTCGCCCGGCTGATCGCGTCAGCGTTTGCCTTGAGTCCTGTTTCCAGGGTTAAGGCTCGGCGGCCGTAGGTGGCGATCGAGGTCGCGTCAGTAGCCTGGTGATAGGACGGCGGATCGCCATGGCTCACGGTTGCATCGTTAATGATCGAGACCTGATTCTGGGTCCAAGCGGGTGTGAAGATGACGCCATTACTTGGGAGGCTGGTTGCAGCTGTAGTCGAGGGGTAGGAATCCCAACTGGACTCGGCTTCGGCCCACGTGTTTATCTGGGCGCCCCAGGCTCCAGGAAATGCGGTCGAGCCTCGATTGCCGTACGACTCGAATACTACGTAACCCTCGGGGGTGTCAAAATACGTTCCGCCTGACCATTCTGCGAGGGCCTGGAGGCCGTCGAGGCAGGTCTGGGGCTGCGCATTGCCGGCCGAGACCGAATACAGCTCGAGGCTGATAGTTCCGCCGTTGAGGAACGTTTCTCCTGAGTCGGTCAGGATTTCTTCGGCCCGATCAAACACGGTTTCTGATGCGTAGCCAGATGAGCCGGTGATCCTTGAGCCGAGGTTTGAAAGGTTGCCGATGCACGTGATCGTGGTGATTGCGGTCGGCGGGGTCGAGGATAGGTGAGTGATGGCTAGGTCTGTCACTTCGCCGGTAAACCTGCGGAAGCCGTAGGTGGTGATATCGACGGTCGCGGCCAGGTCAATGGAGACGCCTTCCGAGCCTCTGAGGGCGATGACGGCGGTCGAGGCCTCGGGCTGCGACTTAATGTCGTTACGGCCGTGTGTGACGGAGATTTGGTATTCGACGTCGGCCAGATCGAGGCTGACGCCTCCGATAATGATGTGCGTTACTGGGCTGGTCACTGGAGCACTGCCTGCCCGGTACGGCCGAGGCGCTGATTTGAGTCCTCAATTGCTCGAGCGATGGCCTGAGCGATTGACGTGTTGTTGAGGAATGGGGAGCCTGCGATTAGGTTGCTTTGCGATATTCCTGTACCTGCCTGCGACGCGGTTCCGGCCATAATGGCGGTGGCCCCGCTTTGGGCAAATCCCGCAGCTGCGAGGGCGTCGCGGATTTCCTTGACCATGGCCTCAGTCAGGGTTGCGCCCATCTTGCGACCCATCTCGGCCAGGAGAGCGCTCGATTCATCGAGTTCGGCCTGCATGGTCATGAGGTATCCGGCGGCTGATTGCACACCAGCGACCAGCATTGGGGGCACCATTTCGGCGGCCGTGGTTTCTGCCATGCTCTGAACGTCGACTAGTTTTGACTGCATGGTCTTGATGAGACCCTTGTCAATAATTTCCTTGGCAAGTTTATTGCCCGCCTCAGGACCGAGGGCGGCCACGGCATCTCGGAGTTCCGGGCCACCCTCGGAGTTCAGTTGCTTCAGATACCCGCCGAATATGCCAGCCTGGTCGATCTGCTTCTGGAATCCCTCGAGGAGGCTTACGCCGATCTTTTCGCCTGCCTGGTTGACGTCATCCATCTGATCGAATGCTGCGCCAAGGTTGATGCCCGAGAGGATGCTTTGCGACATGCTGGAGATCCAATTATTCATGTCGTCGCGGGCCGACTGGAGCGCCTTGCCGGCATCGGTAACCTTGCTGGTCAGATCCTTAACTAGATCTATCTGGGCCCGCAGCCTTGGGTTCATTACCTCAATTGCCTTGGCCGCGCCGCTCGAGGATCTGCTTGAGTTCTTTTCGGCCTCAGCTTTAGCCTCAGCGGCGGCTGCGGCCTCGAGTGCTGCGGCCGTAACTCGGGCTAGGGCTCCGCCTGTGCCAAATGCTTTAACTCCGCCGTTTGCCTCTTTTGACGCCTTGCCGATTGACACGAAACCATCGACTAGTCCCACAGTCGGGCCAATGATGAACTTCTTGATTTGGTCGCCAACTGCGCCGGTTACTGGGCCAAACCATCCAAAGATCCTGTCAAATAGTTTTTCGCCCTCTTGATAGGCGAACTTAAACCCAAATCCAGCGTCAATGAGAGTGCCCGCGAGGATTGCAAACCTTTCGCCGAGATCCTCAGCAATGGGCTGCCCGTCACGCATTTCGCTAACAAGATTATCAAGACTGCCTCTTGACTTGGCTAGTCCGTCAATAAAGCCTTTGCCGAAAGATTCTTTTAGTTCGTCGAATGCAATCCCGAGAATCTCTATCTTGCCTTGCAGCGTCTCGGCTTGTGCCTTGGCTTGCCCGCCGAATGTGGTTGCCAGTTGACTGACGGCTCCGTCGAGGTCTTTGTTTTTGATGATGGAAGCGTCGATGCCCGCGTTAAGTTTGCCTAGGGCTCCGAAATTGCCGTCGTAAGCCTTGCCGAGCGCATTGGCGACGGTTTCGAGGCTCTTATTTGCGCCGATTGAGGTGTTGACGGCTAGATTTAAGAGTTTCTGCGCTTCAGCGACGTTCCCTACGCTAACCAAAATCCGCTCAAATGCGGGTCTCAATTCGGAGTCGGTGACTCCTGTGGCGTATTGCATGTCGTCGATGAACGTGTTGATTTCATCGGATGCGTTAGCAAATCCGAGGTTTTCGAGCGTGATGTTGAGTTTTGCTAATTCGGCTTCCTCTGCCATTGCGGCTTTAACACCGTCAACGCCCATGGCAATGGCAAGAGTTCCTGCGGCAGCTGCGGCCCCGAGCATTGCCGGGCCCAGCATGCTGGTCAGTTTGTTGCCAAATCCTGAAAGGCTGCGGTCTGCGCTGTTTAGGCCGTTGCGGAGTTTAGATACGTCTGCGGCGAGGTAGACAGTTAGGGTCTTGCCGATAGCCATTAGAGGTAACTCCACTTCAGTACGATTTGGTCTACGGCCTTAGCCCATTCCTGCATGGCTCCGCCTTGATACTCCCTAACGTTTGACATCCAGTCGGAGCCTTCCCCAAACGCCGCGGGAGCGCGTTTCTGGTCGCCTGCTCGGCCTTGGTTACCTTTATCAGCCAGGTAACGGACCATAGTCGGGGAGGCTCCGCCCGAGAATTTCTTACGCGCTCCGCCGATATTGACGGCCGGCACGCGGTCGCGCTTGACCTTTACTGAGTCGGCGATTACCTGGCCCCATGGTCCCGCGTAGGCCGTTGCAGCATGACGCCACGCGGGGGCCATGTGCTTATCGGCTACGGCCTGCGAGGCCTGCCTGAGTTCGGCTGAGGCCTCTTTGGGCAATTTGCGGAAGGCTCGAAGAATGTCGTTTAGGCCGTCGACGTAGGTGTCAAACACTTTGGCTGGAGCCATTGCCTAACACCTCCACGATCGTAGCTAGTTGCCGGGGATCGTAGGCCGCCACTTCCTCTAGGGGCCTTCCGATTCTTACGGCGACTTGGGTTATGAATCTCCGGACGGATCCGGCTGGGTAGGGTCCGGCGTCTCGGCGTCCTCGGCCCAGACTTCCTTTTCCTTTGCCCAGGCCTTGACTTGTGCCAGCGTGCTAGGTGATTCCCCGGTCGAGTGAATGTAGGCGCAAATCAAGCGAATGCCCATGGTGCCCGGCTTGCGCTTCGCCTTGTCGTACAGTTCCTCGGCCTCCATAAGATCGGCTGAACAGATCTGGTAGGTGACGGACTCGGGACTGTCTGACGTTGTTACGGTGATGCTTGGATACATGGCGTTTCCCCGTTCTCTAGTTGGTTATGCGAAGGTTACCGTGCCCTGCATGGAAACGGTGCAGGTTGCGATTCCGGCGGCGTCGAAGGTGACGTCGCAGGAGTCGATGTACATGGCCGCGCCGGTCCAGACGCCCGTAGCCGACTCGACCGTTACGGCCACGGCTGCGGGGGTTGCGATAGCGACCTGGAGAGCGTCGTAGATGCCGGCGTTCTCGTCGTAGAGGAAATCGAGCGAGATCGTCGAGTTCAGGTCGGTCTGGTTGAATGCGACATCCGAAAGGGTCTTGGTACGGATGATCGTTGGCGTGGTGGTGATGGTGCCGGTCGTGATCTGCTCTTCGTACTGGGCGGCGCCTACCTCGACGGTGAACGCGGCACCAGCCACACTGACAACAGACATCTTTTTACTCCTTCATTGAGACGGAGACGTTTATCTCCGTGGTGTAGACGGTGCCTTGCGCTCCCACATCATTTAGCTGCGGGGGGTTTACGACATCCCAGGAGAATCCGGCTGGGATGAGCGGGAGGAGGAGGTCGATAGCGTTCTCGACGTCCAGGGTAGCGGCCTCATTATTTCGAGGGCTGATAACGATTAGGACACGCCAGCGAACGCGGTAGCCGAGGGCGGTGCCTCGCTCATGGGTGATCCAGGGCGAGTCAGGCACGATCACTACGGCCGGAGGCCGAGGTACGGCCGGAACTGTCGTGTAAACCTGGAGCCCTTGCCCGGTAAATGCGGTGACAAGGGCCTCTCTGGCTTCCGTGACTAGGGCTGTCATCCGATCATGCCGTTCACGTTCATGTATGGCCCGAGTAGGGACATAACGCGGCGCGTCATCCAGACCGATAGCCGGTAAGGCCCCGGGCTGAAATCGGTTGCCACGGCCTGGCCGCCTGCGGCTGTGCGTGCCTGGAAGATCTCGACCGCTACGGCGAGAGCTGCCTCTTTACAGGCTGGGGGCTCGAGTTCGTATGCGGCGTCCGTGAGTAGGGACGCGACGATATCGTCGGCGGCTGCGGCCACCTGATCGTAGGGCTCCTCCGGCGGGTCATAGTCGAGGTCTAGCGCTGTGGCTAGTTCCTCACCCGTTACGAGTGCCATATCGTCGCGTCCCTTATCTCAGCGGTTAGACGTTCAGAACTCGGACGATGCCAGCCGGCAGGAATGCTGCGGTAACGCCATAGCCATAGATAGCGATGTCGCGTCCCAACTTTCCTACGTTTTCTGCTGTAGCCAAGCGTGGGCCGTCTTCGACCCAACGGGCTGCCGCGCCATTCGTCACGATCGCGTTGTAGGCCGCATTGGTGTCCAGCCAAGTGGCGCGAATGACCGGAAGGCCGGAGACATTCACGCGCAAGGTTGACGCGGTCGCGACGCCCGACACGTTCTGGACGGTGTAGGGCTCGGGCTGGAAGGTGCTCCAGCCGCCGATCTTCTTAAAGACTGCGGTCGAGACGAAGACCGCGCTAGCGGGGGACTGGGTAGCGTCCTCAACCTTGACGGATGACGCGAACACGGCTTCACGGAATCCGGCACCGGTGGTGTCGGCTGCGAAGTCGTAGTCCTGAGTGCCTGAGCCGTCGTTCCACAAGTCTGAGGTGAACTTGCGGTCGGTCACGGTCGCGTATGACGCGGCCATGATGCGGTTGTGAGCGTCGAGGTACGAGGGGCTCGAGCGCTGCAACAGCTGGTAGGAAATGTCCGAGCCAGCGGCGTAGGTGTCAAGAGTCGCAGTACCCTTTTCCAGGTTGATAGCGACGCTGTTAACTTCGTCCTTTTCGTTGGCTTGTGCTTCGACAATATCGGTGAGCGATCCGTCGAAATAAGGCCAGTTAATGTCCATGCCTGCGACTCCGGCAGACATTGGGCCGCCTGTGCCCGTGATGACGCGGCGTCCGAGGTCGATGATGCCCTGAACCTGGAGCATCCAGTTCGGGGGCATGACGCCCGGGTTGTTGTCCGTGACCTGGTCGAAGAGTGCGCGGGACTCGACGTCGCCGGCGAGGACTGCCTTGGAGTAGTCGCCGAAATCGCGGAACTGGGCGAGCGGGTGGACGGGCTCGCTCACGAATGAGCGGGACTCAACCTGTGAGAGCTGCTGACGTACTTCGGCAATTGCCGATCGTGCTTCGGTGTCAACGGTTACCGCCGGGGCGGTTTCCTCGACGGTTTCGACTGACATTTGTACTTCCTCTCGGATCGCGCTAACGCCTGCGGTGGCGTAAGCGGGCATGTGGGTTATGGAGGTCTCCATTAGGGAGGCTGCCATGTGCTGGACTGCGGTCTTGGCCCGGTTCCAGACAGATTTGGTCGGCATGAATCCGACGCTGAGGCCCTTGGATGAGCCGGTACGGATTAGGGTTGCGGCGTCGCGGCCCTGGACCGTGTTGGCGATATTAAAGTCGATGTAAAGGCCGTCGGGCTTATTCTCGGCCCCGGTGATAACTCCGATCGGTTCACCATGGCGGTAGGCGATGGGCTTGCCGACGACATCCTCGATCGCGAAAGCGTTGGGCGCGAAAGACTCGCGTACGTTGCCGATATTGGTTTCGACTCCGTAGGGGACGGCGCGGCCGTAGCCCTGGCCGGCGATGTCGGGGTTTGAGTCGTCTTCGCGCATTTCGACGATGAAGTCGGCGGTAAATTCGGTGGTCTGCATTATGGCCTCAGCATTGGGTCGGATTGCATTAGGTCGGGTAGGTCTAGTAGTTCGCGTGATTCGTCGATCGAGATAACGTCGAGGGGGCGTAGCGTTGCGATTAGTGCAGCGATTTCGGCTGGGTTGCCGCGCAAGAATACGGAAGTGTCGAATTCGACGGCGTGCCCTCGAGGGGTGATGTCATTCATTGAGAGACGCTGAGAAATTTGGAGCATGACGGGCGTCAGCGACAGGTCGAGGAGCTGCCTGTAAAGGTCGACTCTATTGGCGTAGGTCAAGGCGCTTCCTGATTGGGTAGCGTTGACCCATGCCGCGTCGAGGTTAGCCTGCCGGGCGACCGCTAGGGCGCTTGCGTTTCTCGCGTCGGTCAGCTGCATATCGTTAGGCGAGAATCCGCCGACTGATTCGGTCGAGATTGTCGAGTTGAGGTAGGCCGTTGAGCGGTTTGTGCGGGCTGTTTCCCAGGCTTCGAGCAAATCGTCGACGACGGCGCCCGGCAGGTCGGCCCCGGAGTTCTTTAGGATCACGTTTGGTACCGGGTACTCGGCGTAGCGCAAGGCTGCGGCCTCGAGTGCTGCGGCCGTGTTTACTGCTGAGGCCATTGTGTCCAGCCAGCCGCCAGTCGAGTCTCCGTCGAATCGCACGACGTCGCGAGGCGGAACGGGTACGCCATTCCAGTAGATGGTTCCGAATGCGGGGATCGGGTCCATCATGGCTTCGGTGGTGGCGTCCGGCATGAATGAGACCTGTGAGTACGGCATCCAGTCGAATTCGGTCGGGTAGCCATCCCAGGCCCGAGCTGCTACGCGCCAGTAGGCGAAACCGTACAGGAGGAGGTCCTGGACTGTGCGGCCCATGATCGAGGCGTAAGTAGTTTGAGGGTTTGGCTGGACGAGAACGCCACGGGCGACGACCTGATCCTTGCCGACGTATTCCTTGAGTGGAAATGCCGAAATGGTGTTGGTGTAAACCTTGAGGCACTTAACAAATGCGGGAACCTGCATCGCTGTGCTGAGTGCGAGCGAGAACGTGCCCGACTGCTGGATCATCGACAGTAGTTGGGCGGAGGCGTCGCGGACGTACGGGACCGGCTCAAATACTGCCTGCGTTATCGCGGACTGTATCTGTGCCTGGTCCCGTACGACCTTGAGTGAACGGGGAAACGCCACGGGTGTAATTCTCGTGCCATATCACACCATCGTCAAGTATCCAAGGCTATCTGTGCTTTATGCGCGTCGGCGTGTATGAATCCGTGCCATCGGCCTTGGAGTCTTACTCGCCTGGTAAAGGGCGAACATCGCCGCACGCGCCATGTACACCCCGCCGTGGCCCATGCGAGCAGTCATCGTCCAGCCGCCTTGACGCTTGGAGATATTTGACTGGGTGAAGTGCTCGAGCAGGGTCTCGGAGTCTTCGTGCAGAATCGCCCGGCGGTCGAAGAGGTCGAGGAGGTTTTGGGTCGCAGCTACGGCCTCACGCTGCCCGACCAATTCGTCGAAACGCTCCTGGAGCCGGTCCACATAGCCAGGAGTTACCTGTATAAAGAGACTGGGGTGATCCTTGCGGATTTCCCCTAGGCGTATGTCGACATCCTTGATTGTGCGGTGAGTGGTTGCCCGGACAACGATGCGGCCATCCTCGAGCGGTGCTGCGATTGCCACGGCGTGGCCCATGCCATCGAAGTCAGACTCGACCGCGACCGACCATATGGCGTCGGGCGGGAGGCTTTGGTCGGAGAGTGTTTCTTTCCACCAGGAGTCTTTAAGCCAATGATTAGCTCGAGGAACCCATAGGTTGAGATATTCGCGCAGCCAGGATGATTGTTCGATATTTTCCCATTGGCCGCGTAGAAAGGCCTCGCGCTTATCGTTCCACTCGGGACTCGCATACTTCCATGTCTCGGGATCGTCGGGGTCGGCGGTCGGCGGCGCTGACCACTCGAGTAACAGAATACTGCCGGGATCGTCGGCGCCTAGGTGGTCGATTGCCCTTTGCCGGTATGACGTCATTAGGTCACTCGATGCGTCACCAGCTGTAGAAACTAGGAAGGCCTGCGGGTTGAGACGCTCGGCCATGGTCGGCGCGATTGCGCCCATGAATACCTGGCTCGGAATGCTCCACGCCTCATCGAGGAAAGCCATATTTATCGAGAACCCGACTCCGGCAGAATCATTAGCCGCGTGGATTAGCCATCGGTCGCCGGAAGGTAACTCGATGCCGGCCCGCTCATTTCCCCAGCGTGCCGCCTGCTTGCCGTATTTTTCTACGGCCCAGATTCCAGCCGGCCGCATAACCTCCATGGCGGTCGAGCGCTTATTGGCGACGTGAAGGATCGTTTGCGGCTCGCCGAATAGTTCCGCGTGGTGAAGCCGCCACATGCAGATCGCCCGGGAAAGCACAGACTTGCCAGACTGCCTTGCCACAGTAAGGACGACCGTCGGCCAACACAATTCCCCAGTTTCCGGGTAATACTCGAGCGCCCGGTCAAGCGCGTAAGCCTGCCAGCCTCTCAGCTGCAATCCGTACACGCTGGAGAGCCAAACTCGAGCCGCGGGGCCATGCGTTTCCGTGGTGCTCCGTTGCGGGCCTGTTTCCAATCGTGGAAGGACGAAACCTTCAGGATGAATCCTAGCGCTCTCGGTCGATTTCTGGCCGCTCCTGGAGCGTTGTGTGACCTCTGGGGGATAATTGAG